AAGTGAAGCGAAGAAGAATAAAGAAGATTATGTCGGTAAGTTAGCAGGACAGATTGATAGTGAAACAGGGTACACGGACGAGTCTAGACAGATTATTCTGCCCTATGTATCAAGTGCATTAGGACTGTATAACCAGGCCTACGAAGCTTATACGAAGAAGAAGTTTGAGAAGAATCCTGAGTATATTTTATCAGCATTATGGATTAATCATCAGAAGAAGAATGAGTTTAACCCACCGCACGATCATGACGGTAAGTTATCCTTTGTGATCTATTTAAAAATACCTGAGGAACTAAAGAAAGAAAACGAAGCTTATAAAGGAAGATCATGTGGCCCAGGTGGCATACAGTTTCTATATGGTGAAGGACCTAGAGACGCTGTAACTTATATGTCATATTTCCCTGTAGAGAGAGATATGTTTATATTCCCTGCGTGGCTGAAACATTGGGTAAGTCCTTTTAAATCAGACTGTACTCGTATTAGTGTGTCTGGAAACATACATGACTCTGCGCCGTTAAATAATATAACTAAATTTGGACCTGAATATGTTGAGACTAAAAAAGACGATAGTAAAGCTTAGAATGTGGTACGCGGATATACGCGGACATCACGGTAAGCGTTGGGACTATGAACCTGGAGAATGGTACATGGGCCGACATCGGAGAAAGAAATGATAAAGAAGAATAATCGATACAGCTATGCCACCGGTACACGGTACATGGATCACGGACAACGGAGATATGATGTTGCCGGTTACAGACTACCAAGTGTAACGACCATTTTGGGTCGAACTAAAGATCAAAAGTTTTTACAGGATTGGAAAAAGAAAGTTGGCGAAAAAGAGGCAGAGAGAATTAAAACAACTTCCGCTACACGTGGAACAGCAATGCATAAATATTTAGAGAATTATGTATTAGGTAAAGGTTATGAAGATCTAACTGAGTTGGGACAAGAGACTAAACGTATGGCTGAGAAGGTCATAGAGCTAGGTCTAGCCCCTGTCAGTGAAATATTCGGCTCCGAGGTTACACTATACTATCCAGGCCTCTACGCAGGCTCTACAGACTTAGTTGGTATACACAACGAGAAAGAAACTGTTATAGATTTTAAACAAGCTAATAGACCAAAGAGAGAAGAATGGATTGGAGATTATAAATTGCAATGCGCAGCGTATGCCATGGCACATGATCAAGTACACGGCTCTAACATTGAACAATGTGTGATTATGGTATGTACTCCTGACCTATACTACCAAGAATTTAAGATTGATGGACTTAATTTACGTAAAGCAAAACATGATTTCTTACGTAGACTAGATCAATACAACGATATTATGAACGATGAAAAGGAGACCTATGGCACATGATATACTATACAACGCTTTGATCAAAAGATACGAAGCTGAGATCGCTGACGCTAATGCGAAGATAACAATTATGTTTACTAGCCCGAGAATCATACCTGAACACATAGATGTGACTGGTGAGATTGATAAGGAATTAGGCAAAATTGAGGCAGCAGAGTCAAAGATGTCAATATTGCAGCAAGTATATGGCAGAAAAAAGGCAAACTAGGACACTATAGTGATGTCAGAAACAAAAAAAGTTTTTTTTATAAAAAAAAATAATTCAAAATAATGTCCAAAATGTTCAATAAGCTAGCAATACCAACAAAATATTGGGTTATATTGGACACTTTTTTAATATTTTGGACACTTTCTGTGGTATATATACCTATATATGGACACTTTTTTAAAACTTTGGACACTATTTGAAATGATTGGACACTTTTATGAAACGTAAGAAGAGATATAAACACGCAAACATAGGTAAAAAGAAATATTACTTCTATTCTATTAGGTGGTTGGACATCACGGGTGATGCCGGGCATGCAACTCCAGAAGAGTTTGATAAGTTTGGTTGTGCTGTCATGGTAACACAAGCCTATGTGTATAAGAAAGATAGTAAGTTCTTATGGACGTTTGCTTCTTATGATGAGAAGGAAGAAGTGTTTAGTGATAGAAATGTATTTCCTAAAGGTTGTATTATGAAAATGGAAAGGATTACTCTTTGATCTTCTTTAGGTCGGGAGTGACATCTATAATCTGTGAGTAGTCGTCTAAAATTTGTTTCATCTTTGCTTCTAATTCTAGTTCTGATAGGTCCTCTAATTTTCCTGTTTTTATTATCTTGCGGTCTATATATAATCCTGCTGCTTTGCCTCGGTTTGTTTCCGCATTCACGGCTGCACTCCAAGCACCCTTTTTCAAAGCGCGTTCCCTAATTTTACCAAGTTCAGCTATGTGGCCATCATAAGTCACTTCAAACTTTTTAAGTCTCTCTTCTTTTAAATTGCCTATGTACTGTACAACAAGTGGATATAGTTTTGGGTTTGTAAGTGTAGACCCTTCTTGTCTTGCATTGTTCTTACTGTACCCAGCAAGCGTAGCTGCTTCTGTCTTTGTCATGGGTCCATCAGGTCCACCATATACTAGGTGTTCTGCGAATCTCATCTGCATTTCTGTCAATCTTTTTGGTACTCCCATATTGACTTTTTAAGCCAACAATCCTATAATGTCAATATGATAACGAAAGAAGAAGCAATAGCTTTTGAGAAACAAATAGAAGATATAAATAAAAAAGAAGACAGAGGGCCTAGTGATCTAGAGCTTAGAATAGAAGACTTAATGAGAATAAGTCTGTCTCATCAAAACTTAAATGCTGATCTTAGAAAAGAAATATCTTTCCTTAAAAAGAGAGGTGAACACTTTGAGTATATGTACAATCAACTTAAAAAAGAGAAAGAAGATTTACATGAAAAAGGTCAGAGCATGTTGAATGAGTTTAGAAACAAGGGTGATGTCTAGTGTTTGTTAGACACTTACAAGAGTATCTTGATAAGTTTACAACTGGTCCTAAGGGTCAGAAAGGTAATGCTGTAAGTAATGCTAGAATATATATTCTAACAGACAAGGGCTACCTTGAAGAGATCAAACGTATTGAAGTTCACGAAAGCACAAAGCCAGGAGACACATCTGTTCGTGTGGTTTTGAAACCAAACAAAGAAGAATTAATTATAATGCCACCAGGATATATTAAGGATTACTAATGACAGTGTTGGCTTAAAAAACCTATGGGTCCAGAGGCAAAACTTTACAAAAAAATTAAGAAAGCAACACCCACAATATCGTGGAATAGAATAGAAAATTTAAGCATTCCTGGTATGCCAGATGCACTCTGTTACAACAAATATAATACATTCTTCACAGTAGAATTTAAGACTACTAAAGCCAACAAACTAAAGCTGAGTCCACACCAAGTTGCGTGGCATATGAGACATCCGTACAATAGTTTTATACTTGCCGAGAGCCTCGGTTCGGGGTGCTTGAAACTTTATGAGGGAGAAAAGGTACGCGAGCTTGTCGCTTGTGGCTTGGCGCTTGATCCTTGTAGCTTGGGGCTTGAAGCTTGTTGCTTGAAACTTTCCGAGCTTGGTGCTTGATACTTATTATAATGGTCCGGGGACCTGGGTACATGGCTTTTAGTGTTGGCCATATGCAACGTTCTTGACTTCAGGATCCCAGCAGGCCCTGCAGTCCTTACATTCATTGTCTTGAGTTGGCGCGGGACACGTAGCCCCAGATGTCACGACTGTTGACGTGTTAGGCCATGAGCTCGGGGCGTCCTGGTCCACCATCGGCGCGCTGAATCTTATAACTAAGTTGTCAGGGCATAGCGGCAGGAAGTGCTTGATCCACGCTTCGCGGGTCGGCAGCCAGTGCCTGGTCTCAGGCGTTAACTTACACACCGCAAAGATCTTAATGAGGTGAGCTTCGTCTTGGACGTCGCCGGAATCGTGCCATCTAAAAACTTTTGACTTCTTGCTGTTGATGAGTAATGCCATAGCCCCGGTCCAGAGATCATGCTTGACGCTGGCCAGTCGCCTGTACTGTGCTTCTTGTACTACTTTAAAAACATAACAACCCTTGAGAGCGTAGCAGCCCTCGCACGTGGACCCTGATACCTTCACCAGCTTAGAGCCAGTCTTGCATTCTTTGGCCGGTAAACCATAGGCCCAGCCAGGCATTTTTGAAGGCTTGCTCAGGCCTCCGACTAATTTTAGAGCTTCACTTGTTTTCATATTATCCCTTTCTATCTGGTAGTATAGCATTCAATAGTGTCGAAACTTTGGCACGCGTTGCTTGACGCTTGCCGCTTGTTACTTGAAGCTCGTAGAAAAATTTCTCACAAGATTTTTTATATGCCTCCGGCAGCTGGCCATGGTCTTCTGTAAACCATGGCAGCAAATCGTTGTGTTTAACTCTTCGCATCAGTCTCCTGGACAATGATATAACTCACCATGTCGGGCCTGTGATTTAAAAATTTCAAAGCAATTACAGCTGCCTCTGCCTTCTTCAGGTCCTTGAACCCGTTTTTGCACATCTCGTTTTGAGGCATCTGGTGTTCGTAGCCCCGCATGTATTTAAATTTCTCTAAAACAAAGTATTTCATTAAGTCCTTTCAGTTGATTAATAAGTCCTATAATATCCTATATCAGGATCTTTGTCAAATCTTTTTTTGTGGATAAGTAAAAATAAACTTCTTGACAAATCCCTTAAAATCCTATACACTAGGGGCGGGTGGTCGGGGTTTATATAGCTTGACACTTATGATAGTGGACCGATGATGATGATTGCTTGAAGCTTGGTGCTTGTACCTTAGAATCATTCTAAAGTGGCCAAGCGCGCCGTTTGCGCATTTCTTGACCCCAGAATACAGAAGCCAGGATGGGTCCGGGACTTTAGGCTACCACCGGTTTGAGGACAGGTCCATTATCCTAAGTCGCACCACACTTATAGAGGTTTATACCCTCAGTCTCATCTCTGTATTCAGGGCTCAAACTTGACCCCAGGTCCATTAAATAAAGATCTTTAAAGCGCCTCGCATAAATGCGTAGTTAATGGACCAGGGCTCAAGCTGGTGCTATTAACACCAGATTAAACCCGAAAGGACTAGGCAACC